TTGAGAGTTATTACCGTCTTTTATCCAAGCAATTGTACCTTCTAAAGATCCTAGGTTTTCAGTACCATTTAAATACTTATTACCTTCTTTCATTAGTACACCTGCTTCAACCATAGAAGCTATTTCTGCTTTGTAAATCAAATCTTTATCATTCATTACTTCTAAGAAATAAGAAGGATCTTTCTGAATTACTTCAGCTATTTTTAATTTCTTTTTGTCTATACTAAGTTTAGTTAACTCTGACAAAGAACCTAAATCAGTAAACTTAGATATAACTGTTCTAAGTACCCAATCCATTTTATCTTCATCTTCATCTAACTTAGCAAACTCTACGTAAGCTTTAGAAGTTACTTCAAGTTTAGCACCTTTAGCAATGTTTTCAGATTCTGGATCCTCAAAGTAAAATTGAAGATGATCAGCACCTAATTCCTCTTTAGTTTTAGCTGTCCAAGGATGTTGTTTAGCAAACTGATACTTCAAATAGTCTTCAATGTTAACTGGATTACCAGCTGAATCTAATCCTATTTCTAAATTTACACCTTCTGGTTTAATCTTAATAGTTAAGTTTTTGTACCAATGTGTAACAGCACTTCTAAATCCTGGGTCAGTTACTTTTAACCCTACAATTTCTGGCATCCATTTGTCTTCTTCTTCATACGTAAAAGGTCTTGAAGGATTACCATTACTGTCATTGTAACCACCTAAATTACAAATCTTTTCATCTTTAAGTTCTGGAGGCAAACCGAATCTTACGATTTCCTTTCTTTTCAATTTAATTTTTCTACTTATCATATTCTTTTTTTTAAAGTTGTCGGGGGCAGGGAATCGAACCCCATCTACAATCATTATAGATTATGTGCTGCCATTGAACACTACAACCCGATATAAGTAGGGGATTTTAACCCCCTACTTTTTATTTTACAATCCAGCTACACATTGCATGTCAATTGAAGTATTGAAACGTCTCAACACAACTTGACCTGTCTTCATCATATGTAATGAACTAGCATCTTTATCAGTTGCAACAACATCGTTACCTGATAAGTTTTGGCTAACTTCATTCATACCTTTTACCATTGCACGTACCATTGAACGGCCTTTTTTGCTTACCATCATTAAGTTAGATACACCATCATAAACTGAAGTATCAACAAAAGTCATACGATAAGACTCTAGAGGTAAACCAGTTTTAGGGTGGAATAAACCTTTAGAAGCAGGACCATCATCATATAGACGGTTAGTTACTACGTTAACTGTGTAACCATCAACGTGTTGATAAGTATCGAAGTAACCACCTAATTTTAAGTTGTATCCTCCACCACTTACGAAACGGTTGTCAGTTAATTTGATGTAACCAGCACCTAACAATTCAGCTTTCATTGCTTGGTCAAATGCATCACGTCCACCTGTACCAGTAAACAAAGTAATTTGTTTGTTTTCAGCATCACTCATACCAAAGAAGGTATCACGAATTGTTTGTTTGATTTTCTCAGCAGTTAATTCAGAATAAGTATCTTTATTAACAACTTGCTCTAACAAACCTGAACCACGGAATACCGGGTTACCTTCTTCGTCACGTTCATTGATTTGACCATTGATGTCACGGTTTGATTTTGAATACCAGTAGTTAGATTCACACTCTCTACGGAAACTCAAGTTATGTTGCCATTCTTCAAATGACCACCATAATTGTTTAGATCCTCCACCTTTGGTACCTAATTCAACACCTTTAGCTCCACGGTATTTAACGTTACCTTCCCAAGCATAAGACTTACGAATAGTTGAAACGTCACCACGAACTTTAAAAGGAGCAGTTGAAGTAGATTCAGATCCACGTGATCCAAAACTTGCAGCAGCATACCAACCTAATGAGTATAAAGCACCAGCAGCTAATTCACTTGCAGGAATAAATTCACTTGCAGATTTAGCACCAGCAATTTTTACTTTGTATTGCCATTGTGAACCGATGTTTTTACGATCAGTAATAACTAATTGATAACCTCTAGGAGAGATAATAGTGTATTTGTTAGGGAATAGACCTTCGTTGAAAGTCATTAAAAATTCACCAAATCCAATACCAGCATTAACTAAAGTAACTGCAGCTGCTAAAGGAACTGCTTTGAAGATACGACCTACTACATCATATTCGTATTCGTCACCTTCAATTTCCATTGTTGAACGCATACCTTCTGATAAGTAATGAAGAGGGAAACGGTTATCCTCGTTACCCATTAAATAGGTAAGCACAGGAGTGATTTTCTCTGGTTGAAGCATTAACTGACGAGCTAAAGAAGCGTCATTAGTTTTCATGCTTTCATTCCAGGTTTGAGCTGTGATAATTCTAGCCATGTTTATTTATTATTTATTTTAAGTTTAATTGTCTAAGTTATCCCAATCAATACTATCATTTGCAACACCGGCTGTAGAATTTCCTCCTTTTAATTTAGAAGTACCACTCTTCAACTTATCACGTAAGCCATTAGCTTTTTGTGTTTGGGCTGCAGTTGCTATGTATTTATTTAGGTTAAATTTGTTTTTAACAGCAATAGCTAATTCTACACGTTTACTAGGATCTTTTAAAATTTCATTTAAGTCTTTCATAAAGGCACCTTGTACATCGTAATCAAAAATTGCTTTCTTTTCACTTACTGGAATGCTAAAGTTGTTAACCTTACCATTATCAATAACTTGTTTTACATTACCAAAAAACCTTTGGGTATTTTGTCTTTTAACCATATCAGCTTGTCTTTGTTCTTCAAGTAAAACTGCTCTATCTTTTTCTTGGATAGCTGCTAGTTTAGTTGAAGCTGTTTTAGCTTGTTTTGATAATGTACCTGCAATTTCTAAATCTTCTATTGCTTCTTTTATTTCTTCATCAGAATAGTCCATCTTTTTATAGAATGTTCTCATTACTGATTTCTGAACATCTTCATTTGTTAAGTCCACAGATTTATAATCAATCTCTGGGTTAACAGCTGTAAAGAACGATTTAATATTTTGTTCTGTAGCATCTTCACCTAACATTTGAAGGTAATCAAAAAAATCACCAGCAATAGGAGGCAATGCTTCAAAGAATCCATTTAATTTAGCATCTGCAAATTCTTCAGCTGCTCTTTGTGTAAATTGGATTAAACCTTCTTCTGAATCTTCAAACTCTTCGTCTTCACCTAGTTCAATACCTAATTTGTCGGCAATACTTTTGATAAAATTGTTTTCATCCCCAGTATTAGTTTGGTCATCATCGTCTTCTTCTTCCTCGTCATTTGTTGTGCCTTCTTCAACAAAATCATTTTTTGCACTTCCCGTAGGTTCTTTTTTTGACGAATCGTCATCCTCAGTTCCTGTAGTTGTTGCATCTTTCTTAGGTCTGCCTCTTTGTTTTTTAGCTTCAGGTTCAGCAGGTTCCTGTGGTGTTGTTGTTTCTGGATTAATAGGGTCAGCTATTCCTCCACCAACTTCAGATGTAGCTCCCAGAGTTACATCATCAAAATCTAAATCATCTAATTCACTCATAATCTTATGTTTTCGGTTGTAAAATTAATATATAATATTTATAGTATAAAATAAGTGCTAAAAGTTATTTTTAACACCTATTTTATATTACACTTTATTTCTCTCCTTTTTGCTTATTTTCTTTAGCAACTTTAAAGGCCATGTCTGCTTTATACTTCTCAGTAGAAGCTTTACGTTGAGAATCTATTTCTTTTTGAGATAGTTCTTGTTGTTTTAAACCTATCTCTTGTTGTTTCAATCCTATCTCAGCAGCTCTAGATATATCTTCAGTGTTAGGTCCTTCATCCATAGCATAAGCTGTAAGCTCAGTTTTACGTAAATCCCATTCACCTTTTCTATCTATAAGTTCTAACTCACGTTGATGTTGCATGTTAGCATATTCTTCTTGTTGAGCAGCCAACTGTTGTTGTTGTTCACCTTGCATTTTTTGTGCTTGTTGGTTGTACTCATCTTGCTTTTGTTCAGCATATAACATCTTAGCTTTAAGTTCTGTAAAACTATCTGAGTTAATTACATCAATAATCATAGATGGTTTGGCACCATTTTGAATAAAGTTTTGTAATTGACCTTCAAGTTGTTTACGTTTTTCAACTTGTTTACCACTCAAAGCTACAAATATACCGTACTCAGATTCAGAATGTTCAATAGGATCTACGTCCATGTAAACTATCTTACCACTATCTGGTAACACAAATGAAGTTTTCTTTCCGTCTATCCAAGCAAATTTAGAGTAGTCTAAAAGACCTTGGTATTCTCTTTCTCTAAACTCATCAAATAATGTAAAGTAAATTTCAGTAATTAAGCTAGACTGTACTACAGATCTTTCTACACCACCAACAGTTTCAGATGTATTAATTTGTCCTTGTCTTTGTCTACTTACACCACATACTTCTTCCCACTCAGATTTAATAAACCTAAGTAGTTCTATATAAGATGCAATAGTAGAAGATGCCATTTTAAGTACAGACTGATGTGTAGAAGATTCTCTAAAACCTTCTTTGTTTCTATCTATAAATAATATGTTAGTAGCATCACCATATAATAACCACTCATCTAATGACATGTTTTTAGGTTTTAGATTAACATCTAATTGTATCATATCATCTTTCATCTTAGCCATAGCTAGTTTTAAACGATGCATTGTAGCATTATAAAGTACTTGATAAGGTACACCTAATATTACTAATGATATATTTCTAGAGTTAATAGCTGATAATACTCTACCATTATAAGGTAGTTTACATTTAGCTAAGTTATCTAAAGAGGTTCTTTGTACAGGTATAGGACGTATTCTAAAGTACATATCTGTACCAATTAAATAACCTTCCCATATTTCATTTACCCAAAACCATTCTACTTCTTGACCTAATTCTTTAAGTGGTTTAAAAGTTTCATCTACTTCAATAGATTGTTCTACACCGAACTCATCCATGAAGGTACAGATACCAACTTTTTTCTTGCTTTTCCAAACAACGTGTTTAACTTCAACAAGACGATTGTAAACATTTTGAGGCCCAGTACGATCATAAAGATTAGGAGCACTAGCAGAGAATACGGTAGTATTGCTACCCAAAGTTTCAATTTTGTTGATAGTATCTTTAATTTCTTGTTCATTTTTACCTAAATCATCATAAAAAAATTCAACAATAGTTGATGGGTTCATGTACTTACGTCTTACACACCATTCAGCATCTTCAATAAATTGATTATCTGGATCTTTATCGTAGTCTAAGTCTAATACGTTAACTACCTCATAATAAGGTTCGTTGTTTTCAATAGTTTTATATGAGTAAACTTCACCGGATACTAACCAATGAAAAAACTCTAAATGAAATTTCTCTTGTAATTTACAATACTGATGTATATATTCTAAAGAGTGTTGGCCAAGTATAGCCCTTTTATCTCTGTATGAACTTGCAAATTCTTCTTGAACTGCTTCAGGTTTTGGTATTTCTTCACTAGGCATACCAGTATCAACTCCTTGGGCATTAAGCTCATTTACAAATAGTTGTTCTAAGTTTTGTAATACTAGTTTATTTTTTTCGTCAAGTGCTCTGTTAGTAACATCATCATTAGTTACATATACATCAAAGCTTTTAGGTCTTTTAGCAAACTCACCCCATAACAAATCTACTTTAGGTTTTATGATAGGATAGTTTACTACGTCTGCCCAGTCACCTTCTAGTTTTTTACCAAAAGGTTCAGTGATTAAACGGTAATCATCTATATCTATATGGCCATTGTAATAGTCATATAGTTTTTTAAGTGCCCATTTGTGTTGGGTAGTAGCA